CAGTATCTTTGTGAACTCGGTTATGCGGTACAAAAAATACAGCCGGTCGATATGTTCCCGCATACCAATCACGTCGAGACCGTAGTATTGATGTCAAGGCGCAGGGACTGAAGTGTAAAAGAACCCGGTAATCAAGCCATTTTCGGGATTCGTGTTGTTCAGGACGGCTTAGAGATTACCGGCATGAAGCACTCTGCGGGAACTTATCAAACATGCCTTTCTCTTAGGGTTGAGACTCGCGATTGGATATTCGATAGGTTGTGACTTGTGATTGGATGTAGTGTTCAGGTTGGATGTCAAGATGGCTGATATGATTTTGCCCAAGGAGGTCAGACATGAAAAGAGAGACAGCGATAATCATCGTGTTGCTGATTGGAATTGCGATGGCGATTCTTTGGAGCTTTGTTTTTGTGAATGTGCTTCACAGTATGGCAGGAATCGGAGTCGGCGTTTGCTTCGGCATTGCCTTTGCTGCCTCGACAGGTGTGATTCTCCACAGTAAAAAGAATAAAAAGTAGCCAACATATTTCATGTAGAAGATAAAAAGAGAGCAGGCCGCTCTGGGAGACAATCCCATGAGCGAGCCTGCTCTTATTCGTTGATGTCGATGGCGAGTCCGGATTTGAACCGGACGGTGAAGTGGTCGTCGTAGACGGTGATCTGCTGGATGAGCTTTCGGACAAGGCTTTCGTCGAATTCTGTGATTTCGGCCTGCTGCTTTCCGATGAATTCCTGCAGCTCGGCGATGCGCTTCTGCGTCTCCTCGCGGCTGCGGGTATCGGCTTCGGCCTGTGATTTCTGCTCCCGCAGCCGGAAGATTTCATCGGCGATGGCGTCGTAGTCCTGCTTGTTGTTGGCTTTGCGGATGAGTTCCTTCTGTAGCTCGTCGAGCCGTGCCTGAATGCCGTCCGGGCTCATCGTGTCGGCGGTGGTTATCGTTTTGGCAATGTTCTCCTGCATCTGCCGGATGAAGCCGTCCCTGTCGGTGAGAATCAGGTTAAACGCCTTGACCGTGACCTCCTGCAGAAGGTCTTCCTTGACGGTTCGGCTGGTGCAGTTCATGGTTGCGCGGCTGGGTTCAAGGCGGCTGATGCATCGCCAGACAATGCTTTTGCAGCCGTGGTTGTTCCAGTGGACGCGCCGGTAAAGCTCGCCGCATTCGCCGCAGACGACCATCTGTGAGAAGCAGTTGTTGCCGGAGTAGATGCGCTTCTGTCCGTTCGGCCCGGTGTGAACCTTCCTGCGCCGCACAAGCTCGGCCTGCACCTGCATGAAGATGTCCTTCGGAATGATGGCCTCATGATCGTCTTCCACATAGTACTGCGGCAGGGCTCCGGTGTTGCGTACGCGTTTCTTGGTGAGGAAGTCCGTGGTCACGGTTTTCTGCAGCAGGGCATCTCCCATGTATTTCTCATTTCGCAGGATCTTGTTGATGGTGGAGTCGTACCATTTTGTCTTTCCCGCGCCGGTGAGGATGCCGTCCTTCTCCAGCCCTTCGGCGATCCTCTTCATGGAAAGACCTTCGAGGTACTCCCGGTAGATGCGCTTGACGACCTCCGCCTGCTCCGGGTCGATGACGAGGTGGCCGTCGCTGTCCTTGGTGTATCCGAGGAAGTGGTTGTGGTTGACCTGCACCTTGCCCTGCTGGTAGCGGTACTGGAGCCCGAGCTTCACGTTCTGCGAAAGCGACTGCGATTCCTGCTGCGCGAGGCTCGCCATGATGGTGATTAGGACCTCGCCCTTGGAGTCCATCGTATTGATGGATTCCTTTTCGAACCATACCGCGATGTTCTTGTCCTTGAGGAGCCGGATGTACTTGAGGCAGTCGAGCGTGTTGCGGGCGAAGCGGCTGATGCTCTTGGTGATGACCATGTCGATGTTCCCGGCCATGCATTCGTCGATCATGCGGTTGAACTCGTCACGCTTCTTCGTGTTTGTGCCGCTGATTCCATCGTCGGCGAAGATTCCGGCAAGCTCCCATTCCGGGTGGCTTTTGATGTACTCCGTGTAGTGGGAGACCTGCGTTTCGTAGCTGGTTTCCTGTTCGTCCGAATCAGTGCTGACGCGGCAGTATGCCGCCACGCGTAGCTTCGGCTGCTCGGCTTGCTTGACGTTGTTTCCGACCTGCCGTCTGGCAGGGATGATTGTCACGTTTGCCATCACTGCGCCTCACTTTCAATCAGGCTGTACAGGTATTCCGCCTGCTGCTTTGTGTCGTCATAGGCCTGCTCGGGAGCGGCCAGCTTGAAATGGGTCGGCGGTTTTCGTGTGTCCGGCGACTGCTTTTTTCTGTTCGTCCGTCCGAGCTTCTCTGCCCGGTGCAGGCGTTCGGCTTGTGCTTTGTCGTAGGTTTGCTGGTCGATGATGGCGGGGTAGTAGTCGTCTCCGAGGTAGTGTCTGTTTTCGAGCAGGCGCTTTGCCGAGCCGTGCCAGGTCTGGATTCCCGCTTCGTGTGCAGCCTTGGCAAGCGCCATGCCATCAAGGTAGTTTTTGTAGAGGTTTCTTATCTGCTGGGCTTTCTCTTTATCGATGACCGCTTTGCCGTTTTCGATTCTGTATCCGTATGGTGTGTGTCCCATGTTTTTCACATCCTTTCCGTGAGCGTGAGCCCGCATTTGAGCTGGAATACTGCCTCGTGCCGTGAGCGAATGACAATACGTTCAACGAACCGTGTAAAAAGCCGGTCGTCGAAGTATTCCAGCATCGAGCTTTTCTCGGTGAAGTGCAGCAGATCCTCTGCATGCATCAGAGCTGTGGCTTCACTGCTTGTCGTGTTCTGCAGGGCGTCTATCTGTTTTCGAATGCCATCGGCCTGCGAGAGAAGCTCGGCTGTTTGCTGGCTGTAGATCACTTGGTCGATGAATCCCTGCGCCATGAGCTTCGTGAGCGTCTTGCGTTTGTCGGCATTCTCGGCAAGGCTTGTTTCAAGCTGCTGTATTCGGCTGAGTGTCTGGCTCGTAGAATTCCGCTTCAAACTTTCCGCATATGGCTTGAGGATCAGCCGGTGCACAAAGATGAGCTTGTTCATCATGGTCATGAATGCGAGCTTGAGGTCGCTGTCCCGGATGAAGAGCATGGAGCATTTGCTCTTGTCGGCGAGATGCGTCTTGCAGCTCCATGCCGCGTAGCTTCCGTCTGTTGTGTAGTTGATGCGCCGCTTGAATGTTGCGCCGCACTCGCCGCAGATGATTCTGCCGGAGAATGCGTAGCGGTTCTGGTACTTTTCATCGCCCTTGCTGATATTCTTCTCATCAGCCCGCTGCGAGATGAGCTTTTGCGCGGCTTCCCAGTCCTCGCGGCTGACGATCGGCTCGTGATGATTCTGCTGCAGGTACTGTGTTTGTTCACCGTGGTTCAGGTGCCGCTTGTAGGCTGAATCCGACCATGTCTTCTGGTAAAGGCAGTCGCCGCAGTATTTCTCGTTTGCGATCATCCCGCGGATTCCTGACGGGCTCCAGCGCCCGCCTCGCTTCGTCGGGATCTGCTCCCGGTTGAGCTCCGCGGCAATGGCAGCGGTACCCTTTCCGGCAAGTGTCTCTGAGAAGATACGGCGGACAATCTGCGCCTGCTCCGGGTTAATGGTCATCGTCTCGCCGTCCCAGTCGTAGCCGTATGGCGGATAGCTTATCTTGAACGTGCCGTTCTCGAACCGTTTTTTGATGCTCCATTTGCTGTTCAGGCTGATGGAAAGGGATTCGTCTGCTGCCATGCTGGAGAGGATGGAGAGGAACAGTTCGCTTTCCATCGAACCGGTGTTGATGTTTTCCTTTTCGAACCAGATGGGAATATTCAGCTCGAGGAGCTTTCGGACGAGTTCAAGACAGTCGGTGGTGTTGCGTGAGAATCGGCTGATGCTCTTGGTGATGACCATGTCGATCTTCCCGGCCTTGCAGTCCTGCATGAGCCGTTCAAGCTCCGGACGTCTGGATTTGCCGGTGCCGCTGATGCCCTCGTCGTAGTAGATCCCGGCGAACCGCCAGTCGTCACGAGAGGTGATGTAGCTTTCATAGTGCGTCTTCTGTGTTTCAAGGCTTTCAAGCTGTTCGTCCGAGTCCGTGGAGACGCGGCAGTAGGCGGCAACACGCAGCTTCTTTGACTCTGTTTTTCCCCTGTTTGCCTGTTCGATTCTTGTGATTTTCTTCAATTGGCCTGCCTCCTTGTCAGTGTCTATCAATCACTCTGTTTCGGACACATAGCAAGCAGTTTTCGGATATATTTCCGCAAACAAGGGAGAGAATGTTTTGCGGTTGATGTCGCATAATTTGTTGAATTCGTCATCGGAAATAAGGCCTGTATCAAGCATGCATCTGGCAGTCCTCTGCGCCCGCTGATAGTCGAGATCACTGCGGATGCGCTCGTCCGTGTAGTAGTTCTTTTCCTCCGTCATGATGTTTCGCCTCCTGCTTTCCACTGGAGGCTGGAGACCTATTTTGACGAAGCGAAAACGAAAAAAGGCCCACCGGCAATCCCGTATAAAGGAATACCAGTGGGCCAGAGGAGATGATGTGGTTATTTCACGCGAATCCGCCATCCGACCTGGATGAGGTTCACGTTCTTTATAAGCGAGCTGTTCAGCTTCTGGATTTCGGAAACGGTCGTGCCGTACTTTTTCGCGATGCCGGAGAGCGTGTCTCCCTTCTGAATCGTGTAGTAAGTCGCGGTCGATTTCTTACCGGAAGAGCCGAGCTTCTCGTTGACCTTGGCCTGCACGGCGGCATAGTCATATCCGGCTGCGGTCAGGCGGTTCTTGCGGTCAGAGCCATTGCCCCATTTCCCGGCGATGACCTCGGCTGCAATCTCATCCACAGATTTCTTTGCTGTCGTCGTGATGGTGGACGCTGCGCTCTTGCCATAGCCGTTGAATCCGCCGTTTTTGATTGCCGACGGGAAGTCGATGTAGGAATAGTCCATGTCGACATTTCCGCTTATTCCATTGACCTTGCCTTTGGACGAATACTGCCAGACGCCGTAGCTGCCGGAGTAGCTGCACTTGCTCGACCATTGCGCCACCCAGACGGTGAACCGCTTTTTCACGGCGTCAGATATCACGGAGTTCAGGCTTGAGAGCGAGGTGTAGAATCCTGCGTAATAGCCGAGCCGTTCGAGTTCCGTGCAGAACGCCGTGATGAGCGATGAGCAGAAATCCTTCCCGCGCGAAAGCTGGGACTTCTCCTCGATGTCGAAGTAGACCGGGTAATCAAGCTGCTTGCCTGAGAGCACCTTGGCGCAGGACTGCGCTTCCTGCTTCGCACCGTCAGCGGATGTGGCGTATGAATACCAGTATGCGCCGATGTGGAGCCCGGCTGCTTTTGCTTTCCGGTAGTTCTCATCGAACCATTTGTCCTTGTTCCCGTTGCCGTATCCGGCGCGGATAATCACAAAATTGATGCCTGACACTTTGACCTTGCCAAAGTCGATGTTTCCCTGCCAGACCGATACGTCTATTCCCTTGATAGCCATAATTACTGTTCCTCCTTGTCGTTTCTGTCGTGAAGCTGTTCAAGCACATCCTTGAGCTTGCCGGGAATCGGAAGTCCGAGATGTGCGGCGTTCTCAGTGAGAGAAAGACCTTCATTCGAAATGTAGAAGAATATGATTGCGGTTCTCAGCACGCCCTCATGTCCGAGCACGTGGATGTCGAGGATGTTGGCGATGCCGACCAGAATGAAGATCAAGACTTTCCTGCAGATTCCTTTGAATCCAACTGCAGACGAGAGCTTCTTGTCCGCGATGGCGCAGAGCACGCCGGTAATGTAGTCGCAGACCACGAAGATGATCAGCGCGATAAGAAGCCCGTCGCATCCTCCGAGAAAGTAGCCGAGCCATCCTCCGATGGCCGCGAAAATGAGCTGTATGGTGTTCCAGAATTCCTTCATCAAAATGTCCCTCCTTTGATTTTGAGCAAAATGAAAGGCCGCCAGTGGTACGCTGACAGCCTTGAAAAAACTCTGTGATTTATGAAGTTATGAGGTGTCGGTCTGTTTCGGCAATGCCTCCCAGAGCCTTAAATCCTCCTGCCCGAGCGACCAGATCGCGATGCCGCGAAGTCCCCAGTGGTACGCCGCCTGATTCGCCCAGTAGACGAGCGAATCCACGTCCTGATAGTAGAGAATGGAAAATCCGTCCGCGTCTCCGAGGAAAAGCCGCGAGATCCAGATGTCGATGTCCTTCGGCGTGATCGTCACCGTGTAGTCCTTCCCGCATTCGAGGTCGAGCTGTGCCGAGTGGTAGAATTCGTAGTCCATTGAGATGGATTCGCTTCTTGTAGTGGATTCCTCAACATCCGAGGTGAGCGTGAACACCTGGAATTCGTCGTCCCATGTGCAGTTGCTCCGGCTGATGCGTCCGTACTGGGTGACGCTGCCGTCTGGGAAGGTCACGTCGAAGCGTTCGTATGGCTCGTACGTCCACGCGTCGCCCATGCGGAGCAGTTCGCAGATCGTCCTCTGGTCAGACTGGTATCCGGCGGTTCCTCCTGAGAATCCGCTGACCGTTGCGGTGAACCGCAGCGTATTTGACGCGCCGGAATAGACGCGCACGGTGCTGCCGCGAATCCGCATCTCGACGGTGTAGGTGGTTGGATCGGTACGGAGACTTGCGGTCGGCGTCTGCTGAATCGACTGCGAGTAGCTTCCGAGCTTTGTACTTCCGTTCCACAGCTCCACGGCCTGACTGCTGTAGTTGAGACAGCAGAACAGGCTGCCGCAGAAGACGCCCGCCTTGCCAGTGCTTCCCGCTGGAAACGCAAGCCGCGCCCGGAGGTGAACGTCCTTGAATCCGTCGTAATTCCATGCAAATTTGCCGCTGCCGTCGAGTTGGGAATAAACGCGGGATTCGGAATACTCGTCCGATCGCCAGACTTTCCATGAGCCGGACAGCGTCTGCCAGTAGTTCGTTTCGAGCATGCCGTAATCCTCGAAATCCTCGTACCAGATAAGCGCGGAGTCTGGTTTCCTTCTCAGCATTTCACAGGTGAGCTTGAAGCCTTTATCAGGTTGGCACTCATTGCCATCCACATCAATGAAGTGGCGGGGAGAAAGCGTGAACGACGCACTTCCTGCTGACGGCTCCTCGCTGAAATCCGAGCAGACGCGGAATCCGTAGAACTGCACGCCCTTCACGTCAACCGATACCGTGATGGTGTGCGTTCCGGCTGACAGGCTGATGCCGTCCGCGAGCGAAGCCCAGAAGGTGCTGCGCCAGTACGGCCACCAGAGCCGCGACTCGGTGAAATGCTTCTGCGTCCCGTCAATGCTGACATATATTCCGTTCTTGTCCCAGAATGGATAGCAGAGCCGGACGGCAATGTCGTATGTTCCGGAGCTTGAAACGGAGAAGGTGTAGGTCGCTTCTCCTTCGTCACCCATGACCGCGACGCCGTTCTTCGATGATACGATGCCGGTATAGCTGTCCGGCGTGCCGTCATGATCTACATAGACCGTTCCGAACGAGGTCTTTTGCATCTTGCTGTAGGCGGTGAGATAGCGCCTGCGGTTGTAGGTTCCGGCCATCAGCGGGTAGTTGTAGCTGCTTGCGTCCTGACCTTCAGCGAAGTCGTAGACCTGCGGGAAGGCGTACGGCACCTTGTTGTAGTCGTCCCAGTACGCGAGAATCGGGATAAACGGCTGCGGAGCTGCGTCGTCCGTGAAGTTGTACTTTCCCGTCATCCAGTTCTTGGCGGCGTAGTAGGTGTTGGATACTCCTCGATATGTGTTGCCGAGGTTTTCCGGCGTATCGTAAATCTGCCAGTTCCAGCCGTATGCCGGAAGTCCCATGAACACCTTTCCCGGCGTCATTGCTTTGACTGCGTAGTCGTAGATGCCGTCGAGCCAGTCCTTTGGAGATACCGGACCCGGAGCGCTCCCAGCCCACGCCATTCCATAACTCATGATGGCCGCCGTATCGCAGTACGCGTTCAGGTCAGCGTATATGCACCAGTTTTCGCCTCCGACAGAACCGTTCACAGCGTTCATGCCGGGCAGGCAGATGTTGACCTTCTTCGTGCTGTCGTAGTTCTTGACTGCGTTCCAGATGTTCCTGAACATCGCCGTTGACTTGGCGTGCGTGGAATAGTCGCCGCCGCGCTCAAGATCAATATCGACGCCCGCGCACCACGGGTATTTCTCCATGATCCGAACCAGCTCAGTGAGAAACTTGTCCTGCGCTCCGTCCGTATTTTCCCGGAGTGCCGTGAACACACTCGAAACGCCGTCATTGCGGACAGTGAGCAGCCACGTAATATGCGGGTACTTGTTGATATACGTCAGCATGTCGCTGATCGCTACGCCGGTTTCGGTAATAGTCCCTGTCGCGTCGACCTTAAAAGAAAAGAGACCTATCTGCGAGAGACGGTCTCCGTAATTCTTCAGTGCGGTGTACATGCGGGTGTTTCCCATGAACGTCCAGACCATGCACTCGCGGCCTTTTAATATGTCCAATGCCATAGGCGCTCACCTCCGTGAGGGCATGAAAAAAGCGCCTCGGTTGGGAGACGCTTTCAAATTATTTTTTTGCGGTTAAACCGGAATTTGTCACACTGTAATTTCTATCTGATTTCCCTCAAGAGCAACAACACAGCTCTCATAGTAACCATCCCCGGTAGTGCGTGGTCCGCTGACAACTTCGTATCCGTCAGCTTTCATCCGAGCAGTAAGTTCATCGACCTTTTCTTTGCTCCCCACGCTGAAAGCAATATGAATGAATCCTGTCCTCGTAAGAGTCTTCTCTGGATTCTCCATTACAGGTTTATTCATAATTTCCAGTCTGGAACCACCATCGAATGTGAGAAAATAAGACCGAAAATCTGTATTTTTGTTGTGGTATCCCGCGTTTGAAGAAGCGTTAAAATATTTGATAAAGAAATCTCTTGCCGCCTCAAGATCATTTACATACATGGCAATATGCTCAATTTTCATGTCCGATTATTCTCCATCAACTTCTGATTTTATTTAAATCATTATAACAGACAATCTTGAACCCATCATGAACAAAAGTACGAAAATCAGTCAAGTATTTTCCCCATCCTCCTTCTCCTGAAACTCCACATAAAGTCTCGCTGATTTTTTCTCCTCGACCGCAACAGGGTGTTTGCTGTCTCCGGCTGCGGAGTACTGGAAGAAGCCGTCCTTCGAGGTTGCCGAGCTGTTTTTCAGGCACTGCCGGGTTGATGCGAGAAGCTGCAGCTCATCACCGGCGTTCGCCGATTCCGTGAACATCGCCTTGTGCGCTCCGGCACCGAGAGCGAGGGAAACGCTCCCGGCCTTCATGTTCTGGTTCGGGTAAATCTTCCAGTCGAGCCCGGTCGAGGTCTTTCCGAGGTTGAAAATGATGCAGGTTGCGCTTCTGCGGACGATTCCGTTGAAGAATCGTTTCCCTGTGACAGCATATTCGTCGCCAGTCGCGTACTTCTTCTGTGCCGTCTCAGTATTTATGACGTATCCGGAGAGCATCGCGCCTTCCTGCAGCATGAGGTCGGTGAACCAGACGGTTCCTGTGCAGTCGGTGACTACAGGCTTGATCGATACGCTCACGATCCGTTTCTTTTCTTTCTTGTCGATCGTCTCAGTGAATCTCGTAAAGATTGGCATTTAATCACCGTCCTGCGTCCACTGAATTTCTGAAACGTGTCCCACCCAGCCGGTCGCGATGGAGCCGCCCTGCAGGAACATGTCCGTTATGTATATCGTTCCGATGCAGTCGGTCACGCAGACGCGGATGCGGATTTTCTTCACACGCCCGTTCTGAGGGCTGACCGCCTGTCCGACATGTGTAAAGCTCGCCATAGACGCCTCCTTAAATCAGGTCGATGAACCGCGTCTCAGTCGTTCCGTCCTCGTACTCGAATGTGACCTCCACGCCGACCTGCCCGTTGTCACCCATCTTCAAGTCCTCGGACGCGATCTGACAGGAGAAGGTATAGCTGTCGCGGTTTGCCGGAGTGACTGTCTGCGTCAGGCTCTTCGTTGTATTCAGCGCTCCTTCGCACTTGAAGGACGCCGTGCCTGACACGCCGTTCTCGGCATCCACCTCAAAGCCGGAGTTCTCCCAATAGTTCAATCCGCTGTCGGCGCGGGAATTGCGCAGATGATTGAACGGCACGAGATCCTTCATCTCCTGACTGTCCACCAGATCCGCGCCGGAGAGCATGTCGGCGGCGACGTCCCACTGCGAGGAGGAATCGCCAAGTTCGCGGAGTGTGGTGGAAAGCTCCAGAACCGTATTCCACGGCTCCAGAAGGTTATATTCCCGGCGCACGATTCTGGTTTTTACGCTGATATTCAGCTCGTCGTCCCTGACCGTCACGATGTCGCCGAGCTTCCAGCTTTCATGCTCGTAGCCTGTCAGCACCGACAGATCCATCGCGTTCAGCACATAGGAAATCCTCGGCGCGGCGTAATCCGCAAGCCGCATTTCGGCGTATTCGAGCATCTGGTACGGGTTGGTGAAATTTGAGCAGTCGAGCGTCGATACGCGGATTTCGTTCGTGTAGGTCGTGTCCTCCACATATTCCTTGCCGTCGTTGATGGATGCGAACGTCATGCCGTCCTTGCCGTAGGCGTAGAGCCGGGTGATCAGGCTCTGCGTATCAATCACGCGCTTGATGGACTTCATGTTCTTCTTGTAGCAGAAAAGCGCTCCGGAATCCGTTCCGCTGAAAGTGAGCAGACTCACGGTCTTGTTTGCGTTGTCGAAGATCAGGTCGCCGCCGTGCAGGTCCTGCACCTTGCGCAGAATCGCCAGCGCGTTTTTCTCCTGACATGTCCAGGTGCGCTTTGTCCGCTTGTTGACGGTTCCGACCGTCCAGCCGGTATCCTTCAGGGCGTACGCCATCGGAACGTCAGCGGTGTCAGCGTTGAAGGTGATCTCAGCCTTCTTCGTTGAGAATCCAAGATCGTAAAATGCTGCCTCAGCATAGACCGAGGTGATGGCGGTGCCTTGCTCATTCTTTTCATCGGTGATTGTTCTGATTCTGTATGCGTCGTCGCCGACTTTGACCTGCTTCTCGTTCTCGAGGTATTTGCGCTTCTCGTCCCGGAAGGGCAGGTTGAATTCGAGAGTGTCGATGCCGTTGATCTCACCGGTGATGATGACGTCGTAGGCGTTTTCGAGCACGGCCTCCTGTTCGCCGTTCAGATCGAGAACGGCCAGTAGTTTCTTTTCAGCAGCCACAGAATCACCTCCATCTGCTGCGGGCCTGAATGGTCAGTTTCTTGAACGCGGATTCGCCGGGCGTCGAGAGCGCGATGCTTTTTACCGTTGGCGTTACCGATGAATCTGTTGTTGTCAGCGTCACTCTGAATTTGATGTACTTCGCGGAATCCGACTGCACGGTGTTGTCCGTGCCAAGTGTCGCCCAGTCGCTCCATGTCGATAAATCATCCGAAGTGGAGGTTTCGATGGAGACGCTTGTTCCCGTCGGCGTATCAGCGGTCAGAGAGACATAGCATTTTCCGGTTATTCCATATTCCACGGCGGCGGTTGTGAGGTAGCCGCTTGTGGCGTAGACGGAATCCGTCGCTTTGAGCGTGACAGCATCAGCTGTCGCCAGCCCGTCCACATCCGCGGTGGAATCCGCGGCGTTGCAGGTCAGGGATTCCTGAAACCAGAGCGCAATGTCGTCTGCTGTAAGACCTGAGTCGCAGTTCAGGAACCAGTCGTCGAAGTTGCCCGCGTACCAGTACGATTCCGCGTGCATGCCCCAGATGAGGTCTGCTGTGCAGGAGCGGTTGAGTTCGCCTGTGAAGCTGACCGCGTCCGATACCCATACTTCGCCGGAGCTTCTGCTGCCGAGGACATACTGCGCTGTGTGATCGTCCGGCTTGATGATCGCCGAGATGAAATACCACAGGCCGTTGGTCAGCGTGAAGCTCGGCGTGAAATCCTGATCGAGGATCAGCGTCCCGGACGAGTTGTACAGCATGAGCCGCGGTTTCCCGGAGTGAAGCGACAGGTAGAATATCGGGTTGCCGGTTCCCTGCCGGGTGTTGAGCAGCGGGCAGAAGGTGTTCCCGACCGAGTAGGTCGTTGGCATGAACCATCCGCCGACAACAATAGTCTTGCCGATATTTGAGAACATCGTGCCGTCGTTGCTGACCTTCAGGTATGTTTGCTCGGTCGACGGGTTGTTGATGTTTATGCGGAAGGAACGCCCGAGGTGTCCTGTCTGCAGGCTTGCTGTTGTTCCACTCCACTTGTTGATGGATGCTTTCCTATTCTTGCCGCTCGAATCCGCAAGGCAAGTGTCTGCGTCCGGTTCGGATTCGTTGAACCTCCACAGGCCGTCCGCTCCCCATGACGCGGGGACCTGACCGGTGAACTTGTCCTGCGTGTTCAGCGACTGCACGGTGACCTCGGTAGTGCTGTCGGCTTCGATTGTGACTGTGTTCGCGCCGACCTTGAGCGCCGGGAAGTCGAGGCTCTCGAGAAGCGGCAGTCCGTTTCGCAGCGTATTGCCGTCCGCGTCGGTTACCTTTGCCGTCATGAGCGAGGAGTCGATGACGAGCACTTCATCCTCGGTAAGAACGCCGTCGATTTTGAGGCTCTTGCCATTGGTGGTAATAACCGCGTTCTTGTCCTTGCCGAGATCCGCAACAAGCGAATAAACAGGCAGGGAGTCCGCGTTGCCGAGCGTCCGGTTCAGCGAGAATGTCCCGGCCTCGGTAATTTCAAACGTCTCGTCATTCTCCGCGTAGGCGTACGGGTCGGGACAGAGGAACGTCAGGTCGAAGGTGCAGGAGTTCCGCACGACCTTGTCAAACGAGAATCCGCTCTCGAGCCTTGCCCGGTAGACGCGGTTCGGCTCCTTGTCGAGGATTAGCTCACACAGTCCGATGTCCGGGTTCAGCCACGCGATGATCTCGTCCTTGCGGGCGAGGAAGTCCGCGTCGCTCTTGCCGGGAGGGATGAAGCAGGATATTTCGATCTTGCGTTCGCCGATGGTTTCTCCGAAGTCGAACAGGCCCTCGCGTCCGGGAACGGTGATCGTGTTGTTGGTGAAATCCGGCATGCGGTTTTCTTTTGTCATTCTGGTGGCAAGTCCGAAGCTCTGGCTCGTTTTCCCGTTGAATTTGAATCCCATTTAAATCACCGATCCTTTCGCGCGTCGGCTGCCGACAAGCAGGGTGTTGAGCTGCTGAGAAATCTTCCGGATGTCGTCGTCGCTTCTCACACTCATGGTTTCGATATTGATGAGCGGGCCGGAGTATCCGGCGTTCTCGCTGACGGCTTCTTTAATCATGTTCCGTAATGAATTCACGCCGACTACGGCTTCATCGCCAGCTTCGCCGCCGCCGAGGAGCGTGCCTCCGGACTGCCCAAAGATGGTCGCGTCCTTCAAAATCATGCCGCCGTCCATCGCTTTCTTGTACCAGGAGACGCTGAAATGCGGAATGCTCGGCGGGTTCAGACTGAACGAGCCGGAAACCGAGAAATGCGGGAGCTTGATTTTCGGCAGTTCCCAGTGGAAGTTGAAAACATTCTTGAGCTTGCTGACAATGCCGGAAACAAAGCTCCAGATGCCGTTGAAAACAGAGCTGAACGTTGATTTAATGCCGTTCAGGATTCCGCTGATCGTGCTCTTGATCGCGTTGAATGCGGATGTGATCCCGGACTTCATCGCGTTCACGACGCTCATTACGGCGGACTTTATGCCGTTCCAGACCGAGGTCGCGACAGACTTTATCCCATTGAATACGGTCGAGGTGACGGTCTTTATTCCGTTCCACGCGGTCGTGACGGCGGTCTTGATGCCGTTTATCACAGTCGTAATCGCGGTTTTGATGGCGTTCCATACGGTTGTAACGACAGTTTGGATGGCAGTGCAGACTGTCGAGATCGCCATCTTTATCGCGTTCCATACAGTGGTGACCACGGTTTGGATTGCCGTGAGGACCGTTGTAATGACCGTCTTGTAGATATTGAAATATGTCGTGACCACGGCCTGTATCGCCGTGAAAATCGTGGTGAAGAATGTCTTGATGCCATTCCAAACCGTCTGGATCACAGAACCGATTGCGTTCATCACCGTTGTGACCACGCTTTGGATTCCGTTCCACGCGCCGGACAGAAAGCTGCTGATGCCGTTCACAGCGGAGGTGAATACGCTGGAAATCGCGCTCCAGATTGTCACGAAGAAGTCCTTGATCGCCGTCCAGACAGTCACCGCGACTTCCTTGATGTTGTCCCAGAGATTGATCCAGAAGTTTCGGAAGCTCTCGCAGTTGTTCCACAGGTAAATGAACGCCGCGACAAGCAGTCCGATTGCTGTGATGATGAGACCGATCGGATTTGCCGCCATTGCAGCATTCAATCCTGTAATTCCTGTTTTCACGACTCCTATTGCGGATACTATCTTTGGAGCGAGTGTCATCAGCGCACCGACGCCTGTCGCCATTTTGCCGACGACAATCAGCACAGGACCGATGGCCGCGACGATGGCCGTGATGGTCAGGATCATTTTCTGCGTCGCCGGGTCCATGTCCATGATGGCGTTCATCACGTCGATGATCTTCTCCATCAGACTCTGGAAGGCTGGAGCGACCGCCTGACCGATGGTGACAGTCAGAACATCGAAGGTGGATTTGAGCTGTTCGATCGTGCCGCCTGTGCCGGACATCAGGGCGTTTGACATGTTCTCAGCCGAGCCGCCGCAGTCGTCGAGAGCATCGCGCAGAGAGGATACTTCTGACGGCGAGGTCTGAATCAGTGTCAGCCACTTGGACATCTGGTTTTTGCCGAAGATGTTAGCCGCGGCCTCGAGCTTTTCCTGATCTGTCAGCCCGGAGAATGCAGAATTCAGATTCGCCAGTACAGTCGGCATGTCCTTCAAGGTTCCGTTCTCATTAAAAATGGCGTAGGTCTGCCCGGTGGAAAGGCCGAGCTGATCCATCGCGGTCGCGCCTTCCTTGGCGGGAGAAGCGAGACGCGCGAGTCCTGTTTTCAGAGCGTTCGCGCCTTCACTGCCGGAAATGCCCGCGTTGCCGAAGACGTCTGTAATGGTCGCGAGGTCCTTCACGTCCCATCCGACTGTCTTGCAGATAGGGCCTGCGACAGACATCGCCTCGAAAAGCTCCGAGGTTGTGGTATTCGCCTGCGCCTGCGCTTTGGCGAGAACATCCGCGTAGTTTGCAGCTTCCGAGGAATCCGCTCCGAACATCTTCATGGCATTTCCCAGCCCGGAGGTGGTTTCAGACAGATCCGTGCCGGTACCGGCGGCGAGGTTCATGGCGGGCGTCAGCATGTCGGTTGCTTCCTTTGCCGTAAAGCCCTGACGCGCAAAGTTCAGCGTCGCGTCGGCTGCGTCCTGCATACCGTAAACCGAGTTCTTCGCAGAGGTGCCGATCTGGTCCCAGAGTCCTTCGAAGTCCTCGGCGGAGTTCGCCGTATCGCCCATTGTCTGCTTGACGAGGTTGAACTGCTTGTCCACATCACCGTATGCAGTGACGGCTGCGGTTGCTCCGGCTACGACGGGAGCGGTGAATCCCATCGTCATTTTCGTCCCGGCGCTTGATAACGATTCGCCGACGGACTTGACCTTCTCACCGGCAGCCGCGATCTTCTGCGCGGAGACAGAGCCGAAGTTCTCGTATTCCTTCGTCAGGCTCTTGAGGTCCTGCTCGGTCTCGACGATTTCACGCTGAAGCGCGTCATACTGCGACTGGCTCATGTCGCTATTTGCCAGTGCCGCGTCCGCCTGCTTTGCCGCTTCCTTGAGCGCTTCGAGGCGCTCCTTGGTGGCGGCGATTTCTGTCTGGAGACCTTTCTGCTTCTGGGAGAGGAGTTCCGTGTTGCCGGGATCGAGCTTCAGGAGCTTGTTCACGTCCCGCAGGCTTTTCTGCGTATTCGATATCTGTTTGTCGACCGATTTGAGCGATTCGGTCAGCTTGGTGGTGTCGCCGCCGATTTCGACGGTGATGCCTTTTATTCTGTTCGCCATGCGGATACACCTCCCTTCAAGGCTTTACATAGAATTAGTCGAACTTTTACCTTCTGCTGGTAGCAGAGAAATGCGTGAATTGTTATCCTCCAAACAGGAGGTAGTGCATATGTATAAGACATTTGTTATCGGATATAATCCGAAAGCGCATAAGATGGCCGAGGAGATCGAGAAAAAGGCAAACGAGCTCGCTCAGAACGGTTACAAGGTTCTCTCATTCTCCATCACAAACAGCGGTAAAGCCATTATTCTCGCGGATGACGAAGGCGGCAGAGATGCGTAAAAAATGGAGAGGACTTCTCATTGCCCTTGCTGTCGGATTCGGCATCGGAATCCTCATCATGGCAGTTGCTATTTACTTCGGATATTCGTACGCGTACGCGCATGACGCCGCTTTCTATCAAGTGGAATTAGCGGGTCTTCCCATCTATGAACTGACTCGTACAGACAACAATTCCTATTCGTCTGTCTCCATTCAGGCCAATATGGGCATTGTGTGCGCCATCTGCATGGCGGCTGCCACAGTCTTCTGGCTGCTCATATCCCGTCTGAAAAGGAAATAACGGATCAGAACCGATCCATCATTTCCTGCGTCGCGATTTCCGGATAGTCCCAGTCGTCGTTGCTCATCTCCGCGTACATGTCGTTGACCGTGCCGATGGTCAGTAAATCCAATTCGCTGATATGCAGTCCGATTTGCACGCAGCGCAGTAAAAAGAGCGGGGTTGTCATTTCCCGCTCTGTCGCATGATGTTTTTTTTAGACTGAACCTGCTGTTCCGTGTTGACGCCCCACAGCTCGATGATCTGCGGCAGCACTTCATAAATCGAGAACGTGTTGAACCCGTCGAGCCATTCCTCCGGAGAGTCCGGCACATCCTTGTCGGCATGCTTTGCCATCAGCCACGCGATATTCTCGAACAGCTCCAGACTGAACGTGTCGAGACTGGAGTTCTCCTCGTCGTTTTCGCTGATGCCTTTCTGCAGCTCGTTCAGATCCCGGTAGATGTCCCTGTGGAACTTGTTCCGGTAGAGTCTTGGAATGGCGGCGGAGGCGCGGAACATGACCTCCTGACCGTCAATTTCTATTGTCTTTGTCACCGCCATCGTTTACTCCTCCTCCGTTGAATATGAGGTATTCGCCTTTGCGCCGGACGAGGTACTTGCCGTATCGCTCGGCTCGTAGACTTTGTCGTACCAGGCGTTGTAAACAGCGTCCGTCGTGTTCGTGCCGGTCTTGACCTTCACGAGACCGGAAGGCAGCGGAGAAACCGTAATCGACAGCGTGTCCGTCTGCACCTCGGTCGAGTCCTCCTTGGTCTGTCCAGAGACGGACGGTCTTGTCGCAGAGCAGTAGTACATGCAGTGGCGGATCTTCCTCTGGTCGCCGGAAAACTCGAACAGCAGGGCGAAGTGCTCCGGCTCGACATCCTTGTTCTCGGCAATGACGCCGTTCGCGTCCTCGGTTTCGTGCATCACGTCCGTGAGGAAGCTCTCCGGGATGAGCGCCAGCTCGAAGTCTCCGGAATAGCCGTTGTTGTTCGAGACCATGTAATAGACGGTGTCGTCAGCGTAGAACGGCTCGTTGTCGCCCTCCGCGTCAAGCGAAAGCGAAACAGCGCCGGGCATTGCCACTGGCGTGCCGAATGTGACGGTCCCGTCCTCGGCGAGCGTCGCGATGGCGTAGTGGCAGTTCTTCAGGCCGAACTTGACCTTGTTCTTCTTGTTAGTAGCCATAATCGTTAACCTCCAATAATCTGTGTTTGGTAGAGAACCTCGTACATCTTCTCGTCCTCGATCCAGACCTCAGACTTCTCGTAGGGAAGCTCGTGTGCGGTCAGGATATTTTCGATTTTCGATTCAATGTCCGGGTTCTTCTTGTCCGTGTAAAGCTCGATGTTCAGCTCGTCTATCCGTTCCCAGACCACGTTGTCTGCGAACATGTTGTCTGTCCCCGGAAAGAGGAAGCAGATGAACGGCGGGTCCGGAGACTCGCCCTCCGCGAAGTGGTCGTAGGCGATGGGGAGATCGGCCTCCTCGAGCATGGTTACTATGTCGTCGTAACTCATAGGCGTCATCCTTTTAGCTTTTGCTGGATTTCCTTCACCAGCTTTTCGTTGCCAGCCTGCTCCGCCGGAGCGATGTGCGGACGAGCCGCGACACGTCCTCCGCCGCGCTTGGCATGGCCATGCTCCAGAAGGTGGGCAATCTGATAGCGGTTGCGGGAATGCACGACAAGGTCGATGGAATCTGCGTCCTCGCTGACCGTCTTGACCGACCACGATTTCTTGTACTTGCCGGTGCGAACGGGAGCGCCGGACTGGATGTCCTTTTGGACGGATTTCGCCGTGTCCTTC